GTCGGTCAGGTCGACTACGCCCGCAACCTGCACCTAACCGACATCCTGCGCGTGCGCGAATCCTTCCCAGAGTTCGCCCGCTTCGCCCGTGAGCTCGTCGAGCGCCGAGGCGCGCAGATGGTCCTCGCCGAGGCCAACGGGCCGCAGAAGGGCGTCTTCGACCAGTTCCGGGCCTCCTGCCGGCAGCCCGTCGTAGCCGTCGAGCGCACCGCCGACAAGCACTTGCGCGCCGCGAGCGCGCAGCCCTTTGTGGAGCAAGGGAAGCTCCTGTTCCCCCAGGCCGCCGACGGGCAGGTCGAGCACGCCTTCCGACCCGTCCTCGACGAGATGCTCGCCTTCCCCGCAGGTAGCCACGACGACACGGTCGACTGCATCGTGGACCTCTGCGAGGCCGCCGCACGCGGGACGGTCTCCGTCGCCGGCGGAGCCGTGACCGTCAACGCCAGCCCGCCCCGCCTCTTCGACAACCGACCGATGCGTAGGCGTATCTTCGGGTGAGCGCGTTAGACTGATGCCGTGGCCGACCATAGCAATCCGATGATGCCGAACACCGTCCCAGGCGCAGGACTGCCGCCTGCCAAGCGGCCGCGCAAGCCCCTGCCCGCGCCGAAGGACCGCGGACCCACCGGGCCGCTCGCGCTCCCCGTCGAGGTGCAGCGCACCTTCTTCCGCACCGCATCCCTGATGCTGCGGAACTCGAGCCTCGCCTACAGGCTCGACCCCAACTACTCGGCCATGATGCGGGCCGACGCCGACATCGAAGGCGTCCTGCGCTCCCTCCTCGTCACGCTCGCCGGCCTCGAGTGGGCCGTCGTGCCCACCGACGACGAGAACCCCCGCCTCGTCAAGCTCGCCGAGCGCGTCAGCGCCATTATCGACGCCATCCCGCGCCGTAGCGACCTCTTCCGCGCCCTGCACGAGGCCGTCTGGTACGGCTGCAGCGCGGCCAACCTCGTCTACGACCGCGACCCCATCCTCGGCGTCCGCATCAAGGAGTGGTTCCCGTTCGCCTCCGACAGCCTGGCCTTCGACCAGTACGGCAACCTCGCCATGCGCGTCGGCAGCGCGTACATCAACGAGCCCTCGGTCACCGACCTCGGCTTCGACTCTCTGGTCCACCTCTTCGACGAGAACGAGCGCCGGGCCATCGTCCTGCACCGGGTCTTCACCACGGCCCCGAGCTTCATCGACCCCAACACGAGCGAGGCCGTCTACCGCGGCGTCGGGGCGCGTGACGTCTGCTGGTACATCTGGCTGCTCAAGCAGGAGGTCCTGCAGAACGCCGCCGCCTACATCGAGCGCTACGCCCTCGGCATCCGGGTCGGGTACTACCCCGCCGGCAACGACGCCGCCAAGAGCGAGATGCTCACGATCCTCCAGAACCTCGTGAACGACAACTCGGTCGTGCTGCCGAGGATCGGGCCGAACGAGTCGATGTACGACATCGACATCAAGGACGCCAACGCCGGCCGAGCCCAGATCTTCATGGAGCTCGTGAACTGGCTTTCGTCCAAGCTCAAGGAGGCCATCCTCGGGCAGAGCCTCTCAAGCGAGGCCGGCGGCACGGGCATGGGGTCAGGCGTCGCCGACCTGCACGCCGACACCCTCTCCCGCGTCATCCGCTACCACGCAGACGCGCTTGCCGAGAGCGTGAACTCGGACCTCGTCCGGGTCATCGCCACCATGCTCGGCGCGAGCGAGGAGGAAGCCCGCGGCATCCGCTTCGAGTTCGCCCCCGAGCGCCCCAACGCCAAGGAGCGCATGGAGGCCATCCAGGCCTTCGTGCAGCTCGGCGGCCGCGTGAGCGAGCGCGAGGTCCGCGACCTGCTCGGCCTGTCCGAGCCCGAGGACGGCGAGGCCATCCTTGGCGGCGGCCAAGGCGCAGGCGCGTCGGACAACCCCCTCGCGGCGCTCCTCGGCAAGGGCAACGAGCCGGATGAGGGCGAGGAGCCCGCGCCCGAGGCCCCGAAGGTCGCTGCCGTCCGCAAGCGCAAGCGATGACCCGCGACACCCTCGACAAGCACCTCCGGCGTGCCCTCAAGGAGGCGCAGGCCACCTACCGCCGCGCCCTCGCCGCCCAAGTGCGCGGGGAGCCCGACTCCGAGGCATGGGAGGCCTTCGCCGAGGTCACGGCCGCCCTGCTCATGGCGTCCTGGCTCGCAGGCGCTCGAGGCACCATTGACCGCGCCAAGGTCCCCGACGAGGCCGTGGAGGGGATGCTCGAGGACGGGGACGTCGTGGAGTTCGCCGCCCTGCCGGTCCTGACCGAGTTCGGGTCCAAGTGGATGAAGCCCATCGCCGGGTGGTTCCGCCGTCGCGTCCCGATCTCCCGCAAGGACTGGGAGCTCCTCGTCAAGGCGGCACGGGCAAGCGCCGGCGAGGTCGGCGACCACGAGCGGCAGAACGCCCTCGTAGACCTCCGCAAGCGCAGCCCCATCCTCGACGGCCTCCTGCGCGGGGTCTTGAGCCGGCCGCAGGAGGGGGGGATCACCACCGTCAAACGGATCACGAACGACACGTTCTTCGTGACGGCCATGACCCCCGAGCAGACCCGCCAGACGCAAGAGCTGGTGGCGCGGGTGATTGAGGAGCGCCCCGGCAAGAGCACGGTGGGCAAGCTCATCCGGTCCATGAACCTCGGGGACTTCGTGACGACCACGCAGGCCCTGACGGGCACGGAGCTCTCCACGGCGCGCCTTGAGACCGTCCTGCGGACCAACACGAACCGAGCGACCACCGAGGGCGCGGCCGAGGTCCTGCGCGACGAGCGCGTCCAGGCGTTCGTGCCGCTGGTGCAGTACAGCGCGACCAAGGACCCCCGCACGCGGCCAGCGCACCGAGCGATGGACGGCTACGTGGGCACCATCGAGGACTTCGACCGCATGGGCCTGACGCCGCCCTGCGGGTTCAATTGCCGATGTGCGTTGATCCCCGTGCCGGCGGCGATGGCGTTGGACAAGGGATGGACGCGCCCGAACGGGACGTTGGACTACGCGGCGATCAAGCGGCACAACGGTGCGCGTCAGGCGGTCGTGGACCGCGGCGAGATCCCCGATCCGGGCTTCGTGAATGCGTGAACTACAAGGAGGAACGCTACGATGAGGGACATGAGCAACACTCGTAAGCAGATCGCTGCCCGGCTGGGCATGGCGGCGCACCTTGGCGCGAAGGCGAAGATGGCACTTCCGGCCAAGTGGCTTTCAGAGGACCGATACATCGATGAACGGGCCAAGCGGCAAGACGAGCCAGATGCTCCTCGGTTCAAGCAGGGCAAGTACATCGCGTTCATTCACTACCGCGATAGGGCATTGCAGGTCGACAATAAGCTTCGCCAAACGCCGCCTGGAGCGATGCGCGATGAACTAGAATCCTACCTGCGGGAGGTTGAGCGGAAGAAGAAGTTGCTAGCCTCCCGCCCCGGCGCGAAGGCGAAGATGGCTACCTCATACGAAGCCGCTAATCAACTGTACGACCGAGTCATGCCGAGCATCATTGATATGAATCAGTTTGTTTCGTTGTCTATTCCTCGCGTTCAAAGCAGTCTGAAGGATGCAGCGAGACTTGCCAATAGAGCGGCTGCGTTTGGCGAAAAGATTATAAAGGAGCGCGTTGCGAGTCCTGAAATGCTCCGTGAACTTGACCGAATGGTGTCGGTGGTTCGCGCCCAGTACGGATATCGCATCACGCAGCGCGGAGCATCATTCTCCCGCCCCGGCGCGAAGGCGGAGATGGCGGCGGCACCTGGCGTCGCGGAACTCGAGCGACTGTACGCCAAGTTCCAAGAGTCGACGCGCCTGTTCACGCCGAACAAGTACCGCGACGCTGGTGAGCAGAAGCGAATGACCTCGGGCCAGAAGAAGGACTTCGCGTTCTTTGAGAATCTCCTCAAGGCAGCGCGTTCCGGCGATGGCAAGAGGGCGAAGGCGCTGCTCGCAAAGACGGACTCGCTGCTCACGACCCACTTCGTTCCGAAGGAATTGCGAGTCTGGGCAGCACAGTTCGCCGCGCATGGCGCGAAGGCGAAGTTTGCATCTGTCGGTCATGTCGTGAAGGAAGATGCTCAATACATCTACTACTACCCGGAAGAGGATGACCGAGCCACCTTTGCCGACACGGATGGCAAGGGCGCGTACACGGTGAAGTCCAATCGAACGGGCAAGCCCGTCAGCGCGAAGACCTATCGCTCGTGGAATGAGGCTAACAGCGCGTCCAATGCGATGAACGAAAAGCTCCCGCCGCTCAAGAAGCGCAAAGGCTTTTCCCGCGCCGGCGAGAAGTCCACGATGGGCAGGTACTGGGTTGAGGACGAGCAGTCGAAGGCCAAGCAGCCCGTGAAGTCCATGCGCGAAGGCATTGAGCGCGTGAGCGGAATGCAAAACGGCGTGCTGCGGTATTCCGATCAGGGCATGACTTCCATCCTGGCGTATGGCCGAGGATCAGGCGGCGTGTCTCTCACCGAGGACGGCAAGCTGCACAAGAAGTTTGCATCCTCCCGCCCCGGCGCGAAGGCGAAGATGCGCCGGATGACGCAGCAGGAGCAGTCGCATCTGCGTGCCTGGATTGCACAAAATTTCCGAACCGTGGATGAGATGATGGAAGCCACGGACAAGATGGAAAAGACCTTTGAGTCCGACAGCGAGCATTGGGAATCGCGTAGTTGGCCCGAAGTCGCAAAAGCCGCAGGCGTGTGGTCCCGCCCCGGCGCGAAGGCTCGTCACGCGCTTACCGATGCGTGCTGGCAGGGCTACGAAGCCGTTGGGACCAAGCAGAAGGACGGCAAGACCGTCCCGAATTGCGTGCCGAAGGCCACCGCCGCCAAGCCCTCCGACCTCGAGCGCGAGGACGTCAAGGCCGGCCTGAAGCTCATGGAGAAGGCCGACAAGGCCGTCAGCGACAAGATCCGAACACTCATCGCCGAGGGCAAGCCGCAGGACCAGGCGGTCGCCATCGCGCTTGACATGAAGCGCAGAGGAGAGATCTGACATGGACATCACCACCGCACAGAACAACTTCCGCAAGGTCACGGCCGATTCCGTGCCGGCGACCTACGCCAACTCCGCAGCGGTGTTCCTTCAGACCCCGCCGACGTCCACCCTGCTCTTCGACTACACGAGCGCGAGCGTCAGCGGGCAGAACCCGTCCCTCCTCTACGTCATGCCGTTCATGGTCTCCGCCACCACGGCCCAGACGAGCATCGGGATGCGGCTCCTCAACTGGCGCAAGTACGCGGACGCGAGCGGCACCCTGACCGGGGTGACCATTGCCGACACGGCCGGCAACTTCACCTGCAACGCCAACCCCACCCTCGCGGTCGGGCAGGCCCTCACCATCGCCGGCACCTTCGGCGGCTCGGGCACGATTACCGTGCCGGCGTACGTCAACCCCACCACGTACTACATCATCGCCACGAACGGGTCGACCACGTTCCAGCTCTCGGCGACGCCGGGCGGCGCGGCCATCACGACCACCGCCGGCACGCCGACGGGCGTCACATACACCCGGTCGAACGTGGCGTCGTTCTGGTACGTCCCGACCGTGCTGGCGGATCTCACCCTGACCTTCACGAGCGGCACCGTCCCGAATTACACCATCGACGGCACGGCGAACCACCGGACCTTCAGCGGCATCACGCAGGTCGCGGGCACCCCGAGCGGCAACCTGTACTCGCCGGCGCTGCCGGCGGGCAGCAACGTGGAGCCTGCGGCGGCCCTGATCGACCTAGCGGGCGCGCAGTACGTCACCGCCCAGTTCAAGTCGAGCGGCACCCCGACCATGGGCACGTTCTGGTCCACCCTCTGATGAATCGCGCCAACCGTCCCAGGCTATCGCGGATCAGCGGCTCGAGCTACGCGAGCAAGCTGCTGTCTCGCGCCGGCGACGGCTCCACGCTCACGCTGGACTTCACCACGGGCATCCTTGATTCGCGGTTGACGTTTGAGCGGTTGAGTAACGCCACGTTCATCAACAGCAGCGGACTAGTTCAGTATGCAGACGCGAATATGGTGGTGAACAGCGTCATGTCGGGTCCAGCAACGCCTACCGGATGGAGCCTTGTGTCGGGCGGGGCGGGAGCAACGATCCCATCTACTGGTGTCCGGCGGCTTGAAACAACGACAGCAGCACAGAACTGGATACAAAACATATCCAACTACTCTACCGCACAAGGTCTTCTTTACAGCACTACCGCAGTTATTACCGCGGTTTCCGGGCAGCACTATCAGAACACGATGTCCCCAACTGGCGGCGCAAGTGTCGTGCAGTTCTACAGAAATGGTGTCGCCGTTGCAGGAGGAACGGGCGGGGCATTTCAAACGGCACAAACTGGTGTTATTACGTGCGTATGGCAGGCGAGTAGTTCGTCTGGAAATGGATTCCGTATTGGAGTCGGATCTACTGGATCAAACGTTGCTAATGGCGTATGTGAGTTTTCGGAACTCCGAACTGTCCCCGGCTCGTACCCGATTGCTCCGTACTTTGCCAATACAAATACGGCGAACCCGTATCACGGTCCACGCTTCGACTACGACCCGACCACGCTCGCGCCGAGGGGACTGCTCCTTGAGGGACAGGCCGTCAACCTTGCCACATACAGCGAGGACTATTCGCAAGCCGCGTGGTCGAAAGTCAGTATTGACCGAACGACTGGGCAATCGTCTCCGGACAATGCGACGGGCGCAACGCTGATTTCGGAGAACACGACTTCGTTTGTCAAGCACAGCCTTGAACGCAGCATCACCATTACTCCGGGTGTTCACACCTTGAGCGTGTGGGCCAAGGAACCGTCCAGCAATTCACGCCGATACTTGTGTGTTCAGGTGGCTGATGGGCAGGCGACCGCCGCCAGATACACCATTGTTGCCGACTTGCAGACGGGAACGATTACGGCATCCGGCGCAAACAACGGAACAGCAGGCGCACCAACGAACACGGGACATAGCATCACGGCCTATCCGAATGGGTGGTATCGGCTAACCATCACGATGAACTGCGTTGCTTCTCCGTTGTATCCGGCGGTGATTTTGAGCAACATTGCTACTCTGTACGGCGGTAGTAATCAGCCGTTCTATTCGGCAACCACCCCGTATAAGGGCATGGTTGTATGGGGCGCACAGGTAGAAGTCGGGTCCGCTGCTAGTTCGTATATTGTCACGGGCGCAAGCACGGCGACGAGGGTGGCTGATTTCTGCGTGATGACCGGGACGAACTTCTCGTCGTGGTATCAGGGCGGAACGCAAGGCACGTTCTACGCGGACTGGTTCGGCGGAGTGCGCGAAGGCGCAAGCGGAAGCACCAACCGCACCGTGCTGTCCACGGATGACGTTGCGAACAAGCACCTGCACCTGATGCAAACCGCCGCCGCAGGCAACCTGCGCGTGGCCGACTTCGGAGGCGCGAACAACGTTACCACGGCTAACACACTCACAAGCGGCGCGAGGACGAAGGGCGCATTCGGGTACAACGGAAGCAGCGCGAGCGTCTGCCTGAACGGAGGCACCGTTGCGACGGGCTCGTCGCTGTCGTTCTCGGTGGCCCCGACTTGGCTCGTCATTGGCGCGACCAGCACCAACGGCACGAGCCTGACCGACGCAAACGTGGTGCTCAACAACTCCATTCGGCAGATCAAGTACTGGCCGACACGTCTCGCCGACGGCACCCTGCAGGGCCTCACCACATGACCGACTTCATGCTCCGCACCGACACCGAGGCGCAGATGGACGACGCGCTCGAGGCCGCCGGCATTCTGATCGAACAGGATGTCGGAGCAGGTGAACTGGCGCTTGTTCCTGCCGCGCATTGCGCGGTGGATTTCATCGGCCCCATCCCGCCCGCGATTGACCAGGACGGCAAGGTCACCGGGCCAGGAGACCCCAGATTCCACGCGAACCTGCGGGTGGCCTTTGAGCTCACCAAGGAGCAGATCGACGCGCTGCCGACCTTTACCCCCGAGCCGGGGATTCCGTACAGGGTATGGGCATGACCGACATCGACCTCAAGCCCACCCAGGAGATGGCATCCAACGCCGCCCGCGGCCTCGAGCTGCGGGCCAAGCACGGCCGTGGGGGAACCGAGGTCGGCGTGGCGCGCGCCCGCGACCTCAAGAACCGGGCCAACCTGTCCCCCGACACCGTGCGCCGCATGGCGTCCTTCTTCGCCCGCCACGAGGGCAACCAGAAGGGCGGGGATGCTGACGCCGGGTATATCGCGTGGCTGCTTTGGGGCGGCGACGCCGGCAAGGCGTGGGCCGAGCGCAAGGTGGCCGAAATGGACCGCAAGGAGGGCAAGAGCGTGAACCAGAAGGCATCGCACGAGGT